TAATGGAGATCCAAGGGAGGTATTGCAGCCCTTTAACTTCGGGCAGGTTAATCAGATTACCTTTGCACAGGCCGGTGCGCTTCAGCAGATGGTGCAGCAAGCTACAGGTGCGGTCGATTCGGCAGGACTTGCGGGTAACGTAAACGGCGAAGCTACGGCGGCGGGTATTAGCATGTCGCTGGGCGCTGTTATTAAGAGACATAAGCGCACACTAATTAACTTCCAGCAATCTTTCTTGATTCCGTTCGTTAAAAAAGCGGCTTATCGGTATATGCAGTTTGATCCAGAAAACTATCCGGTTGCTGACTACAAGTTTAACGCTAGCTCAACGCTTGGCATTATTGCTCGTGAGTATGAAGTCACGCAACTTGTGCAACTGCTACAAACAATGGGACAAGACTCTCCGCTTTACATGACACTGGTGCAGTCGGTCATTGACAACATGAACCTGTCAAATCGCGAAGAGCTATTGTCAGCAATGCAACAGGCTATGCAGCCAACTCAAGAAGCGCAGCAGATGCAGATGCAGCAACAGCAGATGCAGATGGCGGCACAGCAAGCTCAAATGCAGTTCCAGCAGTCGCAAACCAACGCGCTTAATGCTCAGGCTCAAGAATCCTCAGCTAGAGCGCAAAAACTTGCGGCAGAAGCGCAAGCTGTTCCAATGGAGCTTGAGATAGATAGAATCAACGCAGTAACTCGCAACCTTAAAGAGGGTGATGCGGAAGACAAAGAGTTTGAGCGGCGGATGAAGTTTGCTGAGACTTTAATTAAAGAGAAAGAAGTAGAAGGAAAAGTAAATGCTAACAGACAGAGAACTCCAGACAATATTCCTCAAATTCAACAAGAGATTGGAGCCCTTGGAGTTGGAGATACAGGAGCTGAAATCCCAGTTGAACCAGCTGAAGGAGTTGAATGATGGCGGAAAAGAAAGACCCAAGACTGGCACGCGCGGGCGTAAGCGGGTTCAACAAGCCGAAGAGAACGCCCAACCATCCTACTAAATCGCATGTTGTAGTTGCGAAGCAAGGTGATAAGATCAAGACAATTCGTTTTGGTCAGCAAGGTGTTAAAGGTGCAGGGAAAAATCCTAAGACAGCAAAGGATAAAGCGCGAAAAAAAAGTTACTACGCGCGACACAATGCTCAGGACTCCAATCCCAGTAAGCTATCTGCGCGTTATTGGTCGCATAAGACAAAATGGTGAGTCAAAATGAAAGTTAAAGCACCCGACGGTTATCACTGGATGAAACAAGGCAAAGAATACAAGTTGATGAAAGATCCTTCTGGCGGATATAAACCACACAAAGGCGCATCTAAATCAGCAGACTTTGCTATTCAAAAGGCACACAAAAAGTAAGGAGATTTTTATGCCGGGTTATAAAATGAAACCAAAACCAAAAGCCAAGCCTAAAGCAAAAGCAAAGCCTAAAAAGAAACCAGTTAGAAAATCTTATGGCTACTAAACCTAAGTCTAGGGTTAATCAGGCTGGCAACTATACCAAGCCGACCATGCGGAAGAACTTGTTTAACAAGATTAAAGCGGGTGGCAAGGGCGGTAAACCCGGTCAGTGGTCAGCCCGAAAAGCCCAAATGCTTGCAAAACAATACAAGGCTAAGGGTGGAGGCTATAAGTAATGGCACTTAAAAAGCCCCAGAAGTCTTTAAAGAAATGGACTAAACAAAAATGGCAAACCAAATCAGGCAAGCCATCTACGCAGGGGTCAAAAGCAACGGGCGAACGGTATTTGCCTAAGTCGGCAATTAAGTCGTTATCGGCAAAAGAGTATGCGGCAACAACACGCAAGAAGCGCAAGGATACTGCCGCAGGAAAACAACATTCTGCCCAGCCCAAGCGGATTGCAAAGAAGACAGCGCGATCAAGAAAAGCCTGACTTTTTTGAAAAAGCGTGGTAAAAGGCAGTTTTCAACAAACTAAAGAGGGAATAGCATGACACCTGAACTAGAGGCGTACTTTAACAACTACAATGAGTTGTTTAACAGCAATGGATTTAAGCAGTTGATTGGCGAGCTTTCTAATAACGCCACGCAACTTGCAGATATACAATCGGTAAAAGACGGAGAAGAACTTTTTTACCGTAAAGGCCAAGTGGCTGCGCTTGCTACAGTAATTAACCTTGAGGCTACAATTACTGCGGCGCGGGAACAGGCGGAGGCCGAAGAACAAGAGGACATGGATGTATAAAATATACGATTTCCGATGCTCTAACGGGCATGTCTTTGAAGAAATGGTAGAAAGCGGTATCACAGCCAGTAGGTGCGGTTGCGGTGCCAATGCTACTAAAATGGTGTCAGCCCCGAAGTGCGTACTCGAGGGTCATAGTGGGGACTTTCCCGGTCGTCATATGAAGTGGGTACGAGAACACGAACAGGCTGGCAGAAAGAAATCTCCATAATGACTTAGTTCACGGAGTTTAATATGTCTAGAGCAACAATGATTGATTCGCACCCTGAAGAGGATAATGCGAACAACGTTGAAAACGAAGTTAATGAGATTCAAGAGCTAGAACAAGCTGTTGAGCAACCTCAGACTGAAGCAGAAGAAGTTGTTGAGAGCGATGTCCCAGAGAAATACCGTGGTAAATCTCTGAAAGAAGTCGTTCAAATGCATCAAGAAGCCGAGCAGGTAATGAGTCGGCACTCTGCTGAAGTCGGTGAGCTTCGCAAGGTAGTGGATGAGCATATTATGGCTCAGACACAATCGGCACCTCAAAAGCAATATGTTGAGCCTGAAAGTGATATTGATTACTTCACAGATCCTCAGGCTGCTGTTTATCGTGCTATTGAGAATCACCCTAAAATTAAGGAAGCGGAACAATATACAACAAACTACAAGCGGCAAACCGCAATAGCGGAGCTGAGTAATAGGCATCCAGATATGCAAAACATTCTGAATGATCCTAAGTTTGCTGATTGGATCAAATCCTCAAAAATTAGGACTCAGTTATTTGTACAAGCTGACCAACAGTATAATGCTGAAGCTGCTGATGAGTTGTTTAATCTCTGGAAAGAGAGAAAAACAGTCGCACAGCAAACCGTAAATGTTGAAAAACAAGTTCGGAAGCAGCAACTTAAAGCGGCCAGTACAGGCAACACGAAAGGCAGTAGCGAGAAGACTCGTGAGAAACAATATCGCAGGGCTGACATTATTAAACTGATGAAAACAGACCCCGAGCGATACCGACTTATGTCAGATGACATTTTAAGAGCGTATGCAGAGGGTCGAGTCAAATAATCTTATAGGAGATTGACATGGCTACTGCAACTTATCCAGGCGCGGCTGGTAATACCGCGAAGACCGAAGCGGCAACGTTTATTCCAGAAATCTGGAGTGACGAGATTATTGCTGCTTACCAAAAGAACCTGAAGATGGCTCCGCTTGTTAAAAAGCTGGCTATGTCAGGCAAGAAGGGCGACAAGCTACACGTGCCTAAGCCCGTTCGTGGTGATGCAAATGTTAAGGCTGCTGACACTGCAGTTACTATCATTGCAAACACTGAAGGCGAATTGACAATCGACATTGATCGTCACTTCGAGTACTCGCGTCTTATCGAAGACATCGTTGAAGTACAAGCGCTTTCTAGTCTCCGTCAGTTCTACACTGAAGATGCTGGTTACGCTCTTGCTGTAAAGATCGACAATGATCTTCATGCGGCAGGTACTGGTTTTGGTGATGGCGGCGCTGTTGTATTTAGCCCAGCTGCTACTGACTACCAGCACACTGGTTGCTTCTTTAACGATGGCGGTACTACTACTCAGTACACCGACGACACTATTGTTGCCGGAGATGTATTTACTGATGCGTTCTTCCGTGACATGATCCAGAAGCTCGATGACAACAACGTACCTATGGACGGACGTTCGCTTGTTATTCCTCCTTCTGTTCGTAACACCATTATGGGTATCGACCGTTACGTGTCTTCTGACTTCGTAACAGGCCAAGCTGTAAATTCTGGCTTGATCGGCAACCTCTACGGTGTAGACGTTTACGTTTCAGCTAACTGTCGCACTATCGAGGCGGCTGCTGACAACACTGCGTCATCTGTCGACACTCGTGCTGCACTTCTGTTCCACTCTGATGCAATCATCATGGCAGAACAGCAAGCTGTACGTTCGCAAACTCAGTACAAGCAGGAATACCTCTCAACTCTGTACACGGCTGACTGCCTGTACGGTGTTCAGGTATACCGACCTGAAGCTGGTTTCGTACTCGCAATCGCAGAGTAACGAGTTTAGGGGTCAGCAATGGCCCCTTTTCCTTTTCTTTTGTAGGGGTAGTCGATGGCGTTATTTCGTGGCACAGGCGGATCTGGCGATGCTAGTACGGACACGTATGCGTCTGAGGTAGCACTAGAGGCTCGGACTGCTTCTACAAAAGCAAATGAAGCTGCGGCATCTGCGTTATCTGCAGCAACCGCACAAGCGGCAGCAGAAACAGCAAAAACTGCGGCGCAAACTGCCCAGGCTAATGCAGAGACAGCGGAGACTAACGCAGAGACTGCAGAAACTAATGCCGAAACCGCAGAGAATGCAGCAGTAGCAGCAAAAACATCAGCAACCACAGCCAAGACTGCCGCAGAAACGGCACAGTCGGCAGCCGAAGTAGCCAAGACAGCTGCAGAAACAGCAGAAACAAACGCGGAAACAGCAGAAACTAATGCGGCAGCATCAGCAGCAACAGCAACGACTAAAGCTACAGAGGCGGCAACTTCTGCCACTTCTGCCAGCACTTCTGCCACTTCTGCTAGTACATCTGCAACTAACGCAGCGACCAGCGCTACTGCAGCTCAAACTGCTCAGACTGCGGCAGAAGCAGCGAAAACAGCGGCAGAGGCGGCTCAAGAAGCAATTGATGGTCTTTACCTTGGCACTGCTACTTCCAACCCTACTGTTGACCTTAATGGCAATGCTGTAACGGTAGGTGACTGGTACTTCAACACTAGCGACAACACGACTCGAATCTACGATGGTTCCACGTGGAACAGTATTAACCCGGATCTTGTTGGTGACGCTAGTCCGCAATTGGGCGGCAATCTAGATCTAAATAGCAACGACATTACGGGTACGGGTAACGTCAACATCACAGGCAACGTGGTACTTAGCGGTACTGTTGATGGTCGTGACGTGGCCGCAGACGGCACGAAGCTAGACGGCATTGAGGCCAGCGCTACTGCCGACCAGACAGCCGCAGAAATTCGCACATTGGTTGGCTCTGCCACTGACTCTAACGTCTTTACTGATGCAGACCACAGCAAGTTAGATGGCATTGAAGCAGGGGCTACGGCAGACCAAAGCAACGCAGAGATAAGAGCGGCAGTAGAAGCCGCTACAGACTCTAATGTGTTTACCGATGCGGATCACACAAAGTTAAACGGTGTTGAAGCAAACGCTACAGCGGATCAGACGGCAGCTGAAATACGAGCGCTTGTAGAGTCAGCAACAGATTCCAATGTATTTACTGACGCAGACCATACGAAGCTCAACGGTATCGAGGCTAGCGCAGACGTAACGGATACAGCTAACGTAACTGCTGCTGGCGCGCTAATGGATTCTGAGGTGACTAACCTTGCACAGGTCAAAGCCTTTAGCTCTGCTGACTACGCTACGGCAGCGCAAGGCGCACTGGCTGATAGTGCATTGCAAAGTGGGGACAATATTTCTGTCCTAACTAACAACTCAGGCTATATAACTGGCAACGAAACGATTACTCTGTCTGGAGCAGTTACAGGTTCAGGCACAACTTCTATCACTACTACACTGTCAACTGTTGACGGGGGAACTTATTAATGACCACGATTAAACTCAAGAATGGTTCTGGCGCACCTACGGCTGGTGATCTTGTTCAAGGCGAACCCGCATTAGACCTGACTAACAAGCGCCTCTACACAGAAAACGCAAGCGGCACTGTTATCGAAGTAGGAACTAATCCTACTAGCATTACTACAGGTGACATTACTGCAACAGGCACAGCTACTTTTGCAGGTCTTGGAACTACCGGCGACGTAACCTTCGGAGACAACGACAAGGCTATCTTCGGTGCTGGCTCTGACCTACAGATTTACCATGATGGGACATACAACTTCATTAACGCCGCAAGCGGTCAGTTTATTTTTATGCAAGCAGACGAGCTTCGCCTTAGAAGTTCAACTAGCGAAACATATTTTGCGGCAACCTTAAACGGCGCAACCACTTTATATCACGATGCCTCAGCCAAACTAGCCACCACCTCCGCAGGCATTGACGTAACGGGTACTGCTGTAACCGACGGCGTTACAGTAGATGGCAACCTGTCAGTCGATGGCGGCACAATCAAGCTAGACGGCAACTATCCTACAGGCACAAATAACGTAGCGTTAGGCAACAATGCTTTGGTTTCTGTTACGACGGGTTCTAACTCTGTGGCAATCGGCACAAGCGTGCTAGATGCAGTCACAACGGCGAATAATAACACAGGCGTCGGTTACTTCAGTTTGACCGATAATACTTCTGGCTCAGAAAACACGGCCTTAGGCGGTCTGAGTTTATTTTCAAATACAACCGGATACGGCAACACAGCAATCGGCTATCAGGCATCGCGTCAAGCAACGAGCGGCATATATAACACGAGCATGGGCCAAAACGCCCTTTATGCAAACACAACCGGAAGCAATAACGTAGCAATCGGTGCGCTTTCTTTGGATGCCGCGACAACTGCAAGCAACAATACGGCAGTAGGTTATTCAGCGGCGAGTGCGGTTACAACCGGAACAGAAAATACCATTGTTGGTCGCTCTTCTGGTGCGGCTATAACAACCGGAAATTACAACACCGCTTTAGGTTATGTGGCACTACAATCTACAACAACAGCAAGCTATAACACTGGTCTTGGCCGCTCTGCTTTGCAACTCAATACCACAGGAGCAAACAACACTGCGGTAGGTGCTTTAGCTCTTGATGCAAACACGACTGCAAATAACAACACTGCGGTAGGCTATGCGTCGCTAAGTGCTAACACCACTGGATCTCAAAGCGTAGGGGTCGGTACTCAAACGCTGTTGTCGCAAACTACGGCGTCAAATAACGTTGCGGTTGGCTTTAACGCTGGATTTTCAGTAACTACGGGCGATGAAAACACGATTATTGGAAGTCAAGCAGGCGACGCTCTTACTACAGGTGCTGACAATGTAGCAATTGGCACGTCATCTTTAAGTGCTGATACAGCAGGAAGCGACAGCGTTGCAGTCGGCAGAAGAGCGTTGATGTCGCAGAACTTTACTTCTTCTACAAGCGCTAAAAATACAGCGGTAGGCGGAAGCGCAGGCCAACTAATTAGCACAGGCATTAACAATACTTTGATAGGATTCGGGGCTGGCGATGCCTTAACAACGGGCAACTACTCTGTAATCGTAGGAAGCCAAAGCGATGTTTCATCGGCTACTAGTGATAAAGCACAAGGCTTTGGTTTTAATCTTAGTTGTGATGCAGGCTACACAACAATAGGCTCTGGCTCAGACGACATAAGGGCCGCACACGGAAATGTAACTTGGTCTACAGTATCAGATGAACGATACAAAAAAGACATCGAAGACTCTACGGCGGGTCTTTCGTTCGTAAATGCTTTGCGTCCTCGTACCTTTAAGTACAAAACACTTGGCGAACTACCAGAAACCTTTAGTGCTTACGAAGCTGACTCAACTGAAGTATTTAAAAATGCTTACACTAATCACGGCTTTATAGCTCAAGAAGTAAAAGCGGCTATAGATGCTGATGATAGTATTAAAGACGGCTTTACACTTTGGGACGATAGAGAAGATGGTTCACAAGAAGTAGCAGAGGCCGCATTAATACCAGTGCTTGTCAAAGCAATCCAAGAACTTACCGCTCGTATTGAAGAGCTGGAATCAAACTAAGGAGTTATTTAAATGACTGACGAAGCAAGAACCGCTGAAGAGCGCACACAAGACTACACTGCTATGGGACATAGCGTAGACCTAATCAACGCTCTTATTGCTGGCGATTGGGACGACGAGTGGGAAGCCGCAGAGCGTCAAGACACAGTAAACCGTAACGTAGCTCACCTTGAGATTATGGTTGCTAAAGACGATTGGGATGGCGAGGACATGACTGACGCTAATGCCGCTATTACTGCGGGCCAAGGCTACACAGCATGATTCTGCAATTAATATCTGACCTAGCGGCAATTGCGCCTATGGTCGTCACCGTATGCTCAATTATTGCGGCAGTAACGCCTACGCCTCAAGATGACGCATGGATGGCTAAGTTGTATCGTTTTATTGACATCATGGCTGTTAACGTCGGCCACGCAAAGAAGTAAGGATTCGTTATGTCTGATCTAGAGCAAGCAATAAGTCGGTTAGAAGCTCACGAGCGTGAATGTAGTATTCGCTACGAAATGATTCAGATGCAACTAGACGAACATAACAAGCGCTTTGACCGACTAGAGGCGCTAATGGCTCGTGGGTTCGGCATGGTAGCAGTAATGATTACTATGGCGATCGCTATTTTAGAGTTTGCTAGATAATGTGGCAGACATTGCTTGGCCCACTAACTAACCTTATTGGTGGTCATTTAGAGCGTAAGGCTGAAGAAAAGAAAGCAGTACATGAGCGCAAGTTAGAAGCAATTAAGCAAGACAGTAACTGGGAAAATATTCATGCAAACAATGCAAGCAGTTCATGGAAGGACGAATGGTTTACGATTTTGTTTTCCATTCCTTGCATCCTTGCGTTCTTTCCCAGCATGGTGCCTACGGTAATGGAAGGTTTTCGCGTGCTAAATCAGATGCCTGATTGGTACAAAGGTTTTTTAGGGGCTGCTGTGGCAGCTTCTTTCGGGCTGCGTGGCCTGGCTAACTGGAAGAAATAAACGATGCCAGTAATAGATAGCGTAGAAGATTTAATTAGGTATTTTAGGGCTTTAGTTCCTCGATGGCAGGAAATAATTAGTGCAGGAACGCCAAGCGAAGAAGAGTTAACTATTGATGGCCCAAATAGAGACAGCCCTTTTGCTCAAATCTACGCAACTATTATTGGTCGAATTAGCGATATTCCCCCAGAAATAGCTGGTGATGACAACAGATTAACGTCTGCTCTTAATAGAATTGTTTTTGAAGAAATTGGTCGAATAGGCCAAGAAATCGAAGATGCTGGCGGCTGGGCGCAATGGGTTGAAGACAACTATCCAGATCCAGAAGAAGATGAGGACGAAAACGATACTGAGGATGAAGGAACCGACAGTATTGCAGATCTTATTCGCCAAGCTGCTGAGGATGCTAGAGAGCGAGAAGGCGAAATTCCTGAAGGAATGGAAGATTATGTAGGCAATATCTACGAAATCTTTAAAGATAAATTTCCTGATAGCCCTGAAGACTTAATAGATATATTTAGCCAAATAATTAGTAGAGCAGCTGGTATTGCTCGTGATTGTGAGTCTTGGACTGGAAGTGTTGAAGATTCAGAAACCGGCGAAATATACGACGGCTATAAAGACTGCGTAAATCTCGGTGCAATTTTTTCAATTCCCGGCTTAGATATTCCTCTTCCTCCAGGAATGGCAGATATAACACTAAGAGATCTAGAAGTAAAAATAAGGGAAATTGGCGAAAGCTTTGAAGATTTTCTTGAAGATCCGACAGGTTGGTTTGAAGAAAAAGTAGAAGATGCAATAGGGGCTATAAGAGATGCCTGGGGCGACTTAACATCTGGCGCTGTATTTAGCACATCAGATTTAGACGATTTTCTTAATGACTTATTAGGCGGTTGGATTGCAAGCGTTATTGCTCAAGAAGTCCAAGATGCTCTTGAAGTAGACAATCCATTTTTGTTTGCTGGTGACTGTGAAGATCCTGCCTTTAGACGGCAAAGCCCAGAAAACGAAAAGTTTTGCACTCAAGCAGACCAACAACAACCACAAGAATGCAATGATCCTAATGCTACCGTTAATGAAGACGGAAGCTGTGGGCCATGTAAAGAAGAGTATTTTTTCTCTGAACAAACAAAAAAGTGCGAGCCAAAAAAGAAAGCACCTATAGGCCCAACAGAAGAAGAGTGCGCTAGCTTAAATAGAAAACATATACCGGCAGAAGAAGGCGGAACCAGTCGTTGTGGCGAGTGCATAAATGATGAGTACATTGTAAATGAAAATGGAGAATGTGTTGGAGCGCCAATAGATTGCACAGGCGAGCAGGTATACAACGAAACTCTTGGCGAGTGTGATGATCCGCCTATAGATCGCACAGAAGGCGACCCTTGCAGAACAGAAGCTGGTGAAAATGGCGTTTATGATGATGAAGGAAACTGCATTGTTCCTCAGCCAGAACCTGAACCTGAACCAGAACCTGAACCTGAACCAGAACCTGAACCTGAACCAGAACCTGAACCTGAACCAGAACCTGAGCCAGAACCGGAGCCTGAGCCAGAACCGGAGCCTGAACCTGAACCAGAGCCAGAGCCAGAGCCCGAGCCAGAGCCCGAGCCAGAGCCAGA